GCCTGATCGCCGTGCATATGCTCAGCGCAGACCCGCACCCGCAGTACAAGACCGAGGTAGCCACCCAGGCCGAAGCCGAGGCCGGCGCCAACAACGTCAAACGCATGACGCCGCTTCGCGTGTTCCAGGCAATGCGCTCGGCTGCAGCACTGGCAACCGAGGCGCTGCGCGGTGTGCTGCGCGTAGGTACTCAAGCAGAAGTGAACGCCGGCGCCCTTGACGACGTAGCAGTCACGCCGAAAAAGCTGCGGTGGGGCTTCGCCGTGAGCCTCGCCGCCAACGGCTACATCGTATTTCCGACCTGGCTAGGCGGTCTGGTCGTGCAATGGGGCGCCATCTCCGTAAACATCAACATCTCAAACGGCTACATCAACAGCGTAATCACCTGGCCGATCGCATTTCCGAATGCCATTTTGGCCGTCGCGGTTGGCCCGAATGACGGCGTACAAAGCAATGGCTTCACCAACTATGAACTCAATGCCAGGACTACCAATGGCGCTACGTTTCGGGCTGCCTCCAGCGCTGCAATCGGCGTCAGGCACTACACCTACATCGCACTCGGTAACTAACTAAGGACGCCGCCATGCAACGCTTCTACAGCCAAGAAACCGGCACCACCTACCTGCAGGGCATCCACCAGATTCCTGACGGCGCCAAACCGATCACCGAAGCCCGTTACCAGGAAGTAATCGCCAACCCCGCCCCCGGCACAATCCGCAGTCACGATGCCAACGGCCTGCCGATCCTCATCGACCCGCCAGCCTACGTGCCGACCGTCGATGACCTCTGCCAACGCATCGACGCCGCCGCGGACCACGCCCGCCGCGCCGTAGCCGGCGACCCGCTGCGCGCCGTTGAGTACGACCGCGCCCGCCTCGCCGCCGAGCAGTTCGCCGCTGCCGACTACCAGGGCGAAGTGCCTGCCATGGTCGCCGCTTGGGCAATCAACGGCCGCACGCCGCAGCAAGCGGCAGACAGCATCCTCGCCGAGGCCGCTGCCTACACCAACGCCCTGGAACTGCTGCGCACCACCCGCTTGGCCGCCAAGGAACAGGTTCGCACCCTGATGAGCGCCAACCAGGTCGAGCAGGCCCAGCAGTTCGCCGACCAGACCATCGCCTCGATCGAGGCCGCCGTCGCCGGCATCGGCAACAACGCCTGACCCTCACGCCTGCTGCACCCCTTGCCCCGCCACGTGCGGGGCTCTTTTTTACCTCACACCGTAGCGCCCCCCGCGTCGCCGCCAGCCGCGTGCGGCCTGCCCGCGCGCGCGGCAGCATCAAGGCTCACTGGATCACCGCAAGCCCAGGAGCTGCAGCCCATGGCCACCGACTACCACCACGGCGTCCGCGTCATCGAACTCAACAACGGCATCCGCCGTATTCGCACCATCGCAACCGCCGTCGTGGGCCTGGTCGCCACCGCCTCCGATGCCGACGCCACGTTCTTCCCGCTCAACACCCCGGTACTACTCACCGACGTGCTCAGCGCCATCGGCAAGGCCGGCACCCTCGGCACCCTGGCGGCATCGCTGGATGCCATCGCCGACAACGCCAGCCCTGTCACCGTCGTGGTGCGCGTGGCTGATGGCGAAGGCGCAGACGACGCCGCCAAACAGGCGGACCAGATCAGCAAGCTGGTCGGCACCGTCACCGCTGACGGCCAATACACCGGCCTCAAGGCCCTGCTCGGCGCCAAGGCCAAACTCGGCGTTACGCCGCGCATCCTCGGCGTGCCGGGGCTCGACGCCCTGCCCGTCGCCAACGAGCTGATCAGCATCGCTCAGCAGTTGAAAGCCTTCGCCTACGTCTCCGCCTGGGAGTGCGCGACGAAGGAAGAGGCCGTCGCCTACCGCGACAACTTCGGCGCCCGCGAAGTCATGGTCATCTGGCCCGAGTTCGAAACCTGGAGCACCACCGAGAGCGCCACCGTCATCCGCCCACCCGTCGCCACCGCCCTCGGCCTGCGCGCCAAGCTGGACGAGCAAGTGGGCTGGCACAAAACCATTTCCAACATCGCCGCCAACGGCGTCACCGGCATCAGCAAACCGGTGTTCTGGGATCTGCAAAACCCCGCCACCGATGCCGGCTACCTCAACGAGAACGAAGTCACCACCCTCATCCGCGAGGGCGGCTTCCGCTTCTGGGGCTCGCGCACCTGCAGCGAAGACCCGCTGTTCTGTTTCGAGAACTACACCCGCACCGCCCAGGTGCTGGCCGACACCATCGCAGAAGCCCACATGTGGGCCGTAGACAAGCCCATGCACCCCTCCCTAGTGCGCGACATCATCGAAGGCATCAACGCCAAGTTCCGCGAACTCAAGCAGGCCGGCTACATCATCGACGGCCAGTGCTGGTACGACCCCGCATCGAATGAGGCCGCCACCCTCAAAGACGGCAAGCTCACCATCGACTACGACTACACCCCCGTGCCACCGCTGGAAAACCTCATCTTCCAGCAGCGCATCACGGATTCGTACCTGATGGACTTCCCGTCGCGCATCAACGCCTGATCGGCCACCACTGCATAGGAGCGCCTGACCATGGCCATGCCCCGCAAACTCAAGAACATGAACGTCTACAACGACGCCAACAGCTACCAGGGCCTTGCCAAAACCGCGACCCTGCCCGACCTGGCGCGCAAAATGGAAGCATGGCGCGGCGCCGGTATGGACGGCCCGGTAAAGGCCGACATGGGCCACAGCGACGACGGGCTCCAGTTTGAGTGGACCGTGGGCGGGCTCGACCTCACCACCATCCGCCAGTACGGCGTCACCAACGCCAGCGGCGTGCCGCTGCGCTTCGCCGGCGCCTACCAGCGCGACGACACCGGCGAAGTGTCGGTGGTTGAAGTCATCCTGCGCGGCCGTCACGAAACCTACAGCTTCGGCGACGCCGAGCCCGGTGAAGACACCGAGCACACCATCACCACGACCTGCACCTACTACAAGCTGATCGTCGACGGCGTCGAAGAAGTCGAAATCGACCTGCTTGGCATGGTCTTCAAGGTCGGCGGCGTCGACCGCCTCGCCGAACAGCGCGCCGCCATCGGCCTGTAACCCGCATAACCGCCCTTAAACCTCCCCTCTCCCGCTTGCGGGAGAGGGGTCGGGGGAGAGGGCAGCATCACCACCAATCCGAAGGAGCCACCCCATGTCCCAACCCATCTACAGCGCGCCCATCGAGCTGGCCCAGCCCGTCAAGCGCGGCCAGACCGAAGTCAAGGAAATCACCCTGCGCCGCCCCGGCTCGGGCGAACTGCGCGGCCTCAAGCTGGCCGACCTTGTGCAAGGTGACGTCACCTCGGTGATTCGCCTGCTGCCTCGCATCAGCCAGCCCACCCTGGTGGACCAGGAAGCCGCCGCCATGGACGTCTACGACCTCACCAACTGCGCGGACCAGATCGCCGTTTTTTTGCAAACGCCGCCGCAGAAGCCGGCGGCAGAGGCCTCCCCCGAGTAGTCGACGATGCCATGGCGGATATCGCCATGGTCTTCCACTGGGGGCCGGAACAGATGAACGCCATGCCCCTGGCGGAGCTGATGGAATGGCGCGAGCGCGCCCGAGAACGATGGGAACTGCAACATGGCGCGCGACCTAAAACTCCAGGTAGTACTGCAAGGGCTTAACCGCGCCAGCAAGCCCTTCCGCGAGGCCGGCCGCAGCGCCATTGGCCTGGGCCGCGACCTCAAGGCCAGCCGCAGCGAACTCAAAGCCCTGCAGGCCCAGCAGAGCGACATCAGCAGCTTCCGCGCGCTCAAGGGCCAAACCGAGCAAACCGGCAAGGCCATGCAGGCCAGCCGCGACAAGGTTCGCCAGCTCGCCCGCGAGATCGGCGCAGCAGGGGCGCCAACCAAGGCGCTCAACCAGCAGTACCAGCGCGCCATCCGCGAGGCCACCGCCCTCAAGGCCAAGCACGCCCAGCAGCAAACCGAACTCCAGGGCCTGCGCGGCAAACTCGGCGCTGCAGGCATCAGCACGCGAGAACTCAGCCAGCAAGAACGCGACCTCAAGGCCAAGGTCGGCGCCACCAACAGGGCCATATCCGAGCAGCAAGCGCGCCTCAAGCGCCTCACCGCCCAGCAAGAACGTCTAGGCCGCGCCAAGCAGCAGTACGAAAAAACCCAAGGGCTGGCCGGCAGCATGGCCGCCACCGGTGCCGGCGGGCTGGCCACCGGTAGCGGCATTCTCTACAGCGGCGCCCGCCTGCTGGCTCCGGGGCTCGACTTCGACGCCAGCATGAGCAAGGTGCAATCGCTCACCCGCCTCAGCGGCGACAGTGCCGATCTCAAGGCCCTGCGCGAGCAAGCCCGCCAGCTCGGCGCCAGTACCCAGTTCACCGCCGGCAACGCAGCAGACGCCCAGGGCTTCCTGGCCATGGCCGGCTTCAACCCGCAGGCCATCCGCGCCGCCATGCCCGGCATGCTTGCCTTGGCCAAGGCGGGTGACAGCGAGCTGGCCGACACCGCCGACATCGCGTCCAACATCCTCACCGGCTTCAACCTGCAGGCCGGCGACATGGGCCGCGTGGGTGACGTCCTGGTCGGCGCCTTCACCCGCTCCAACACCAACCTGCAAATGCTCGGCGAAACCATGAAGTACGTGGCGCCCGTAGCAGCAGGCGTCGGGCAAGACATCGAAACCATGGCCGCCATGGCCGGCAAACTGGGCGACGCCGGCATCCAGGGCAGCATGGGCGGCACCGCCCTGCGCGCGATCATCAGCCGCCTGGCCAAGCCGCCTAAAATGGCCGCCGAAGCGCTGGACGAGCTCGGCATCAGCGCCAAGGATGCCCAAGGCAACCTGCGCGATATGCCGACCGTGCTGCAGGAGATCTACGAAAAAACCAAGCACATGGGCGACGCCGACCGCGCCGGCTTCCTCAAGGGCATCGCCGGCGAGGAAGCCTTCAGTGGCCTGCAGGTGCTGGTCAAACAAGCCGGTACTGGCGCGCTTCAAGAGTTCATTAGCACCCTGCGCGAAGCCAATGGCGAGGCCGAGCAAACCGCCCGCGTCATGGGCGACAACCTGCGCGGCGACCTCAAGGCACTTGGCAGCGCCTGGGAAGATTTGGGCATCCAGATCAGCGACCAGCAAAACGGCCCCCTGCGCGGCATCACCCAAGGCATCACCCGCGTAATCGGCAGCGTGAAAACCTGGGTAGCAGAGAACCCCGAGCTGGCCAGCCAACTGGTCAAAACCGCCGCCGGCCTCGGCCTGGTCATGGCCGGCATGGGCGGGCTCACCCTGGCCATGGCCAGCATCCTCGGCCCGTTCGCCATGGTGCGCTACGGCATGATGCTGTTCGGCCTGCGCGGCGCCGGCCTGGCGTCTACCCTGTTCAGCCTCGGCAAAGTCGCCCTGCCCCTGGTCGCTACCGGGCTGCGCGCCCTGGCTGTGGCCGCCATGGCCAACCCCATCCTGGCCATCATCACCGGCATTGCCGTCGGCGCCGCGCTCATCTACGAGCACTGGGACGGCATCAGCGCCTTCTTCGGCAGCATCTGGTCAGAGATCAAGACAGCCTTCGACGGTGGCCTTGTTGGCATTGCTGACCTGCTGCTCAAGTGGAACCCGCTTAACCTGTTCCGCAACGCCTTCACCGGCGTCATGAACTACTTCGGCATCGACATGCCAGCCCGTTTCAGCGAGTTCGGCGGCTTCCTGGTGCAAGGGCTGATCGACGGCTTTACCAGCATGTTCCCGCGCGTCACAGCGCTGATCAGCGGCGCCGCCGATGACATCATCACCACCTTCAAAGGCCTGCTCGGCATCCACAGCCCGTCCCGCGTGTTCGCCGAACTCGGCGGCTACACCATGCAGGGCTATGGACAGGGCCTGCTGGCCGAGCAAAACAACCCGCTCAGCGCCCTGCAGCGCATCGGCAACAACCTGGTACAAGCCGGCAACCAGACCATCGGCGGCCAAGTCGCCTTTGACGCCCGTGGCCCACTGGCCGCTGCTGGATCCAGCCGCAACACCGGCCGCCCCATCGTCGTCGAGGGCGACACCATCCAAATCACCATCGAAGGCGGCGGCGACACCGCCACCATCCGCCGCATGCTTGAGCAAGTGCTGGGCGAGCGCGACCGCGCCAAGGCCGCCCGCATGCGCTCGGCACTGTATGACCTGGAGTAACGGCAAATGATGATGGCCCTCGGCATGTTCGTGTTCGGCATGGAAACCCTCGCCTACCAGGAGTTCCAACGGCAAAACGACTGGCGCCACGGCAGCACCAGCCGCATCGGCGCCCGCCCTGCGCGCCAGTACCTCGGCCCAGGTGACGAAACCATCACCCTGCCCGGCGTGCTGCTGCCCGAAATCGCCGGCAACGTGCTCAGCCTCGACACCCTGCGCGTCATGGCCGACACCGGCAAAGCCTGGTCGCTGATCGAGGGCACCGGGCGCATCTACGGCATCTACGTCATCGAGAGCCTCAGCGAAACCAAAACCTACTTCTTCCGCGACGGCGCCGCCCGCCGTATCGAGTTCAGCCTCAAGCTCACCCGCGTGGATGAAAGCCGTGTGGATCTGCTCGGCAGCCTCACCGGCACCCTCGGCGACATTCTGCGGGGCGTGCTGTGATTGGCGAGCTGGGCGCCGTAGCCAGGCGCATCCTGCGTGAGCAGGCCGGCAAAACCGTTGCCGCCCTCACCTACGCGCAGCCCATCTGCCGCCTGGTGGTCGATGGCCGCGACATTACCGCCGACATCACCGCCCGCCTGAACAGCATCACCCTGCAGGACAATCGCGGCATGGAGGCCGACCAGCTCGACATCCAACTCAGCGACCACGACGGCCTGCCCGCCATCCCGCCCAAGGGCGCCACCATCAAGCTATGGCTGGGCTGGAGTGACACCGGGCTGGTGGACAAAGGCACCTACAAGGTGGACGAACTGGA